GGAAACAAGATAAGTTGGATCAGAACGAGCAGTTGGCCAAACTAAGAGCTAATACATCAATAGAAAAAACAATATTAAGTAAATCTGTACCAAATGTAGATAAAATGATGCCAAGTGTAGAGATTGAAAGATACGAAGGAGAAAATAAATGAAGAAAAAAATGAAAAAGAAGAAAAAATCTTTTCCAGACGTTTCAGGTGACGGAAAAATTACTAAAAAAGACATTTTAATGGCTAGAGGTGTGATACCAAAACCTAAAAATGGGAAGATGAAGAAAAAAAAATGACAAAAGGACAAAAAAAGGTTAAAAAGGTCATGAAAGAGTTCAAAAAAGGAACTCTAAAAATTGGTGGCTCTGATAAAAAAGTAAAAAATCGTAAACAAGCGATAGCAATTGCTTTAAATCAAGCCGGCATAAATAAAAACAGGAGGAAAAATGGCAAAAGAGGATAAATTTTTTGTTGAGTCCGAAGAAATAGGTATTCCATCTCAAAATATTGAGTTAGATCCTAGATCTGTAACAACTGCAGACGGTATGCCAAGAAACTACATACCAACTGGAGATGAAACAGAGGTTAGAGGAACTAAAAGAATGCTGAAGGACAAGAAAAAAACAGCTAAGTGGTATTAACATGTGGTTTTCAGCAATCAAATTAGCTGTCTCCGCTGGTAGTAAAATTTATGCTAATAGGCAGAAGGCAAAAGTTGCGATGTCTGACGCTCAATTACTGCACGCTGAACGACAAGCCAGAGGTGAGGAAGCTTACCAAGGCAAGTTGTTAGAGGCTAGACAAAATGATTATAAGGACGAATTTGTTCTTGTGATCTTGTCTGCCCCGATAGTGGTGCTCGCTTGGGGGGTCTTCTCGGACGATCCGGGCGCGTTGGAGAAAGTAAAAACTTTCTTCGAACATTTCGCAGCACTGCCGACTTGGTTCAGTACCCTTTGGATCCTCGTCGTCGGATCAATTTTTGGAATAAAGGGAACACAAATCTTTAAAAACGGAGGAAAAAAATAATGGCTAATCCAAGATTTAACAAACAAACTACTCAGCCAAGAACACCGGCAATGGGTGGTGGAAGAATGAAAAAAATGGGCGGAGGCAGAGGCATGATCTCTGGCAAAGCTAGAAAAGACGAAGCGTCTGGTTTCTACTCACCTGACATGGGTATGAGAGGTGGAACTATGATGAAAAAAGGTGGTCGTGTTGGCAAAAAGAAACAAGGCTTCAAAGATAGAAAAGATGAGTCTATCGCTATGAGAATTAAGAAGAAAAGAACTAAGAAGCAATTAAAAGCTTCTAGAGATGAGTCTTACGGAAGATTCGGTAGCAAAGCTAAGAAGTCTGGCAAGATCAATAGATAATGTCCAAACGAGCTAAACAACTTCAAAAGCTCATCAAAGAGATGACGCAGAAGAAGAAAAAGAAACCTGCAAAGAAATCATCAAGAGTGATTGCTTTGGAGGGAAGACGTTACTTTAAACGTGGAGGAAAAAAGTAATGGCCGGTCCAGGTTTATATGCTAACATTCACGCGAAAAGAAAACGTGGAGGTAAGATGCGAAAGAAAGGTGCGAAGGGTGCACCAAAAGCATCTGACTTTAAAAGAGCAAAACAAACAGCAAGGAAAAAATAATGACTTGGAAAACAGCGAGGAAAAGATAATGACAAAGTTATGTCCTAGAGGAAAAGCTGCAGCGAAAAGAAAATTTGCCGTGTACCCATCAGCGTATGCTAATGCCTATGCTAGTAAAATTTGTGCAGGTAAAATTAAAGATCCTTCTGGAGTCAAAAGAAAAGATTTCAAAGGAAGAAAAAAAGCTGCGGGTGGAGGTTTGATGGAGGCAACACAAAGACTAAGAAGACAAGGTTTGAAAAAAGGATCTGTCGCTAGAGGATGTGGTGCTATCATGCCTGATAGAACAAAAGAAACAAAGATGTATACGTAACATGGCAAAAAATGGTCTTGATAAATGGTTCAAACAAAAATGGGTAGATATTGGGAGCAAGCGAAAAGATGGCTCGTTCGCAAAGTGTGGCCGTTCAAAACAAAAGAAGGACGCGAAGAGGAAGTATCCAAAGTGCGTGCCGTTAGCCAAAGCAAGACGAATGACAGAGGGACAGAGAAAATCTGCCGTTGCCAGAAAACGGGCAGCTGCCAATGTGGGACCTAAACCTACAAACGTTCCAACATTTGCAAAAAGAAAAAAAGCAGCTGATGGTGGAGATGCAATGATAAGACAAGCTCAAAAAAATTATACAGGTAGTTACATCTCTGGAGACTTAGGTGGTGTAAAAGTTTCTAATCCTAGTTACAGAAAATATTATAAAGGACTAATTTAATGTTGGTAGAACGAGTAACAATGGCAAAAGGCGGAATGCCACCAAGAAATAAAAAAAATTTTAGAGCCACAAAAAAAGGCGCTGGAATGACAGAGGCTGGAGTTAAAGCTTATAGAAGACTTAATCCAGGTTCTAAATTACAAACAGCCGTGACAGGTAAAGTAAAACCTGGATCAAAAGCTGCGAAGAGACGTAAGTCCTTCTGCGCGAGAAGCGCCGGTCAAATGAAAAAATTTCCAAAGGCAGCAAAAGATCCTAATTCTAGATTACGTCAGGCTAGAAGAAGATGGAAATGTTAAAAAAATTTTTAATAAAAATATTAGGACTAGATCAATTAGATTATAGAATTAGAAGACTAGAGAGAGAAAAATATTGGAAAGAAAAATATAAGGAGAGAAAATGAAAAAACAAAAAGCTAAAATAAAAAAAGTTATGAAGGCTTTAAAAAAGGCATCTAAGGCACATGCTGGTCAAGCAAAAACTTTGAAAGGAGTTCTAAGTGGCAGATCCAAAAGTAGGGACAGGTAAAAAACCTAAAGGTAGTGGGCGTCGTCTTTATACTGATGAAAACCCCAGAGACACTGTTTCGATTAAGTTCGCTACGCCGACGGATGCGCGCAAGACGGTGGCGAAAGTTAAAAAAATTAGTAAACCGTTTGCTAGAAAAATTCAAATCTTGACTGTTGGAGAACAGCGAGCCAAAGTCATGGGTAAAAATAAAGTCGCTGCTATATTTAAAAAAGGTAAAGATGCCATCAGAAAAACGAAGAAAGTTTAACGGTAAGTCTTATAGAGTATCTGATTTAAAAGAAGGACCTTATAAGAAAAGCCTTGTAAAGAATTTGATGAAAGCTAGACGAGATGTTAGAGACGCTAAAAATAAAGATGAAGAAAGACGTGCTCGTAATAGAGTTCACAAATATAAAAAGAAACTAGGAGAGAGATAATGGATGACTTTACAATGATAACAAAACTACAAAGACAAATAAAAGAAGCCTATCAACAAATTGGTGACTCTATGATTGCTGGAGGTATTGACAATATGGAGAAATACAAATATATGATGGGACAGGCACATGCCTATTTAAAAATATCACAGGATATCTCTAACCTGCTAAATATGAAGGAGCAACAAGATGAAAAAGGAACAATCATCAAACTCGACACCAAAAGTTAAATATGCTTTGGCCGAGAAATATCAGGAGCAAACTGATAAACAACATCAAAAAGAAGTTGACGGATACGAAAGATTAAAGAAAAAAGAATCCGCAAAATTACCTCGACCAACCGGTTGGAGACTTTTAGTTTTACCATTTAAAATGCCAGAAAAAACCAAAGGTGGTTTGTATCTGGGACAAGACACTTTGGAAAGACAACAAGTAGCTTCTACTTGTGGATTAGTTTTAGAAGCTGGTCCAGATTGTTACAAAGATAAAGATAAATTTCCAGAAGGCCCTTGGTGTAAAAAAGGGGACTGGGTGATCTTTGCACGTTATGCTGGATCACGAATACAAATTGACGGGGGTGAAGTTAGAATGCTTAATGACGATGAAGTATTAGCTACTATAGATAACCCCGAAGATATACTTCATCAATACTAAACATAGACAGGAGAAACTATGCAAGAAGAAGAAAAAAGAACAGTAGACCTCGACACCTCCGGTCCAGCTATGGACGTCGATGTACCTGAAACAAAAGAGGAGGCGTTAATAGAAGAGAAAGAAACACCTGTTGAAGAACCAACAATTAGACCTGTTGAAGAAGATAAACCAACAGAGGTAAAAACAGAAGAAAGTCCCAAAGAAGAAAAGAAAGAAGAATTAGAACAATACTCTGACACAGTTCAAAAAAGAATAGCCAAGTTAACCAAAAAATGGAGAGAAGCTGAACGTCAAAAAGATGAAGCTACTGAGTATGCTAGAGCTCAAATTAAATTAAGAGAACAAGCAGAAAAGAAAATTTCAAAACTAGAACCTGGTTATGTAACTGCAACAGAAGATAGTATTGAATCAGGTATGCAAGCAGCACAAGCTAAGTTAGCAGCATCGAGAGAAGCAAATGATCTCAAAGCTGAATCTGAAGCTTTAGCGGCTATATCTGAACTTGGCTATAGAAAAGCTAAATTGGCTGAAACAAAAGCAGCTCAAGAAGAGATGAAAGCCAATCAAAAAACACAACCAAGACCTCAGTTAAATAGACAAATACCAGAACAGTCTAGACCTGATCCAAAAGCACAAGAGTGGGCAGAAAAAAATTCTTGGTTTGGACAGGACAACGCAATGACTTACACGGCGTTTGATCTACATAAACAATTAACTGAACAAGAGGGTTATGACCCTGCAAGTGAAGAATATTATGCTGAAATAGATAAAAGAATAAGACTTGAATTTCCGCATAAGTTTGGTAATACTAGCGATAAAGGAGAAGACAAACGTCCTGCTCCGGTGCAGACAGTAGCTTCAGCGAAGCGAAGCACCAAATCTGGACGCAAAACTGTGAGGCTCACACCATCACAGGTCGCAATCGCTAAAAAATTAGGTGTGCCACTTGAAGAATATGCGAAACAACTAAACATCACGAAGGAGGCATAGGCATATGGAAAATAAAAACGATAAAAAAGTCTCTCGTGCGAGCCAAACTAGAGAAAAAGAAACTAGAAAAAAAGTTTGGACTCCACCATCAGCATTAGATGCACCCCCTGCGCCAACAGGTTTTAGACATAGATGGCTACGGGCTGAATCTTTAGGATTTGTTGATACTAAAAATGTACAAGGTCGATTAAGATCTGGTTACGAATTAGTGAGAGCAGATGAATATCCTGATTCAGACTATCCAAGAGTCGAAGACGGCAAATACAAGGGAGTAATCGGTGTTGGCGGCCTAGTGCTGGCTAGGGTACCGGAAGAGATCGCGCAACAAAGAACTGATCACTATGCTAAACAGCATGCTGAAAAGATTGAAGCAATGGATAACGATCTTATGAAGGAACAGCACCCAAGCATGCCTATCGATATCGACAGGCAATCGCGTGTGACTTTTGGTGGCTCAAAGAAATCCTAATTAGGAATTCTAACCATCGAGTAACATAAACCCGTACTGGAGGCCCTTCGGGGCAGGTACAATATAAGGAGGCCTATTATGGCAAATCAAAACGCTCCTTTTGGTCTTAGACCAATTGGAAAAATTGGTCAGAATAGAGACAACCAGGGTTTAAGTGAGTACAGCATTAAAGCGAACGATACCACTAGCATCTTCTTTCAAGATGTAGTGAACGCTACAGCAGATGGAACAGTTCATCTTGGTGCAGCATCAGAAGCTTTCATGGTGGGATCACTCAATGGAGTCTTTTTTACTGATCCAACAACAAGTAAGCCTACGTTTAAAAACAGTTACTCTCAAGTAAATGCGAGTGACATTGTTGCTTTCGTAGCTGACGATCCGTACGAAAGATTTGAAATTCAGTCGGACAACACACTTGCGTCTGCGCAAACTGATGTGTTCAACAATTTCAATCTTAACGTTAACCCAACTACACCAAGTTCGGCTAACAATGTGTCAACAACACAATTAGACGACTCGACTGTAACAACGGGAACGGCTCAAGTAAAAGTAACAGGTGTTTCAACTGACATCAAAAACAATGATTTAAGTTCATCTCATGTGAACTTTGTTGTGATGATCAATGAGCACTTATACAACGCTAAAAATAACGGCATATAATAGCTAGAATAGGAGAACAAAAATGGCGATAAGTAGAGGACAACTAGTCAAAGAACTAGAGCCAGGTTTGAACGCACTGTTCGGCTTGGAATATAAACGTTATGAGAATCAGCATGCTGAGATATACGTAACAGAAACTTCAGACAGAGCGTTTGAGGAAGAAGTTATGTTATCTGGTTTTGCAAACGCGGCAGTTAAACCAGAAGGTTCTGGTGTAGTATTTGACTCTGCACAAGAGACATATACAGCTAGATACACTATGGAAACTATTGCGCTAGCATTCGCGATCACTGAAGAAGCGATCGAGGATAACTTGTATGACAGACTTGCGTCTAGATATACAAAAGCATTAGCTAGATCCATGGCAAACACAAAACAAACAAAAGCGGTAGATCCACTATTAAATGGTTTACCAGGTGTAGGAACATTTACATCAGGTGACGGAGTGAGC